GTGGACATGGCTACCGCGGTGTTCCGGTTCACCAGGAAGGTGAAGTCGGCCACCGTGATGGCACGGATGTCAGCCGGGGTGCTCAGGTAGGTGGGCACCGTGAACGCCGTGGTGCCCGTGAGGGCGTTGTAGACGTTCTTCTCCACCCCGTCGAGGGTGAACACCTTCAGGCTGTTGCTGGTCAGTCGGACGACGTACCGCTCCACCGAGTCCCGGTTGATGAAGTGGACGAACTGGGTGTCTGCGTTGGCCGCAAGCTGGGCGACGTGGTTCGTCGGGGGCCTCTTGGTCAGCCCATCGGTCAGCGAGGGGTAGCCGTTGACCTGCTCCTGGAGCTGCGAGGGGAGCCGCATCTGCGGGGGCTGCTGGGAGACCCCCTGGATGAGGTTCGATACCGGGATGGAGACGAGCATCAGGCGAATCGGCGGAGGTTGTAGGCCACGTCCTGGTTGTTGAAGATGTTGTAATCGGCCTGCTCTGCCTCGAACTCACGGAGGGTCATCCACGACTGCATCTCGTCCCGCTCCGTGAACGCAACGGCCTTCTCGCTGGTGACCATGCGGGCAGCCAGGGTCCTGCCTGCACGGATCATGCAGTACCGCCGGGCAGCCTCGGGCATCTCGTCCCAGTCGAGGAGGACCACGGCCTCGAGCTCCGTGACGGTCTCCGTGAAGGTGTCGGTCTCGTTCTCGCGGTCGTAGAGCCAGCCACCCTTGCGGGCAAGGTCCTTGGTCGGGTGATCCACGCGGACCCATGTGGCAGGCACGGCGATCTTGTTGGTGACGTCTGGCTGGAGCGACTGCTTCTTGAGGGTGTTCCAAGACCACGACCGGGTCATCAGGTCACGGCAGACCTCGTCGAGGATGAGCTGGGCGATGGCGACGTCTGCGGTCGCCGCATCCGTGAGGTTGGACACGGGCGATTCCCCGATGCAGGTGAGCATCGTGTTGACCGCTTGGAGCCGTGAGGTTTCGATCATGGTGTTCCTAGATAGCCCCCCGGGGGACGAACCCCCGGGAGGCCGGGAGGAGGGAAGGAGGAATCCACCTGCCCGGGTTTCCCCGGACAGGCGGTATTGGTTAGGTAGTCAGGCCGCTATCAGGCGGTCCACTTGAACCCGATGGCGCACTCCGGACGGAGGACGCCGAAGCCGGCCATGATCTTCGAGACGCAGAGGGTGCCCTGGTACTCGATCTTGCGCTCCATCTCGGTCGAGACGTCGAGCTTCTTGAGCACACCGACCGCGTCCGCGTGGCCGCAGACACCCCAGTAGTCGATGTTCGCCGCACCGAGGCCGTAGCCCACGCCGTCAGCGCCGAACACGTCGTTGGCGATGTTGGTGTTGGCGTAGAGGTCGCTCGACGACTCGCTGCCGACGTCACGGGGGAACAGGTTGCTCTTGAGCACCTTGAACCCGGCGATCTCGATGCCAGAGGCCGTGCCCTTGGACACGTCGCCGGCACCGGAACCGTAGTCGCTCGAGAAGCGGATGGCGCGATCAGCCGCAGCGGCCATGATGGCACCGTACTGCTCGGGACGCAGGATGCAGAAACGGCCCTGCTCCGGGACATCCTTGTTGTCGAGCTTCTCCTGGGCGGAGAACAGCGAATCGACGATCTGGGCACCCGTCACCGAGCCGGCGGTGCCGGTGGTGATGGTCTCGCCAGCCAGGGCCGTGTTGTTGCCCGAGGTGTTCGAGATCGGGTTCGATGCCCGGCTTGCGGCGATCATGGTACGCATCGCCATGCCGTCCATCGCGCGGGCCAGCGAGTAGCCGAGCTCGGTGGCGATGGGACCACGGACGTCCCAATGGTTCATCAGCTCATCGACATCATGGATCAGCGTGCTTGCCGTCAGCATGTTGTCGAGATTGATGACCCGCTCACCGAACTTGAAGTCGCTCAGGTAGCCCGAGGCGGCCTCAAGGATGTTCTGGCCGGGCGTGTGCCACTTGGCGGTCGCCTTACCGTAGATCGGGAACGTGGCGGACTTGCCGACCGCGATGGTGCGGCTGCGGAGGAGGGGCGTCAGGACGAGCTTGGTCTCGTAGTTGGAGAGGACCTCTCCGCTGAACACCTTGAGGAACAGTTCGCGCTTGTCGGCACCGGCGTTGTTCGCGCCCTGCCGGCTCCCTGTGAAGTCAAATTCATTAGCCATTGTGATGGCTCCTTGTGTCGTGAATGCGTTGGCAGTACGGGTCAGCCCGTGTGACCGCCGGCATCGACGCGAGGGTGTCCCCCGCAGGGGGCCTCAGCGGATGCGGGTGGTCAGTCCCCGGACCTCATCCACCATGTCCTGCCGGAACATGGGGGAAGCGTTGAATCACCGACCCCGGGTTTCCCCGGAGCCGGCCTTGGTTGTCTTGTCGAAAGTGGAACCTGAACTTCCACTTTGCTGCCGAAACTGTCCTTCTCAGAAGTTCAGCTTCTTGCTCTTGCACAGCCAGTAGCCGATCACGGCCCCTGCAAGCAGGATCCCGGCGGCAAGCACGATGTCGTTCAGCATCACTTCATCTCCTTCTGAGCCTCTTGGAAGGCTTTGTCCCAGAGTGGATCGGAGGCCCTCTTGGCCGCCACCCACTCACGGATGGTCTCTGGCTTCTGTTCAGACATGACCGACGCGGCCAGGGTCGCGTCAGCCTTGGTCTTCCTCGGGATCCACCCGATGACCGCCTTGATCCCGGAACCGATCCCGGTCTGGGCCAGGATCACCACCACGGCCACCAGCACCGCTGCGATGGCTCCCCACTTGAGGAGGTCCATCAGGTCCGAGGGCTTGTTCTGGACGTTGGGGAGTTCCTTGTGGATCCCTGCGGCCAGCTCGTCGATCCTCGAGGCACCCTTGACCACCACCGGGTCACCGACCTCGGCACCGTGGACGGAGAGCGCCTGGGCCTCCTCACGGATGGCGTTGGTGTTGACCGCGATCCGCTGCACCGGGTTGCACCCGGCCAGCAGGAGGACCGCGAGGATGACGAGGCGCATCAGCCGTTGATGAACTGGCTCATCGCCATCTTCCGGGCCACGTCCTGCCGGAAGGCCGCATCCGTCTTGTACTTGGGGTCACTCATGGCGGCGACCATCTCGGCCTTGGAGCGGAACCCGACTTGGGCACCCGTGGGCTTACCCTCGATGCGCGAGGGGTTCCGGTTCTCAGCCTCGTACCGGGCCGCGAGGTTCTTCACGGCGAACGTGGCGGTCTTGAGGTCACCCGAGGCCATGAGGCCGTTGAACGCCTCCTGCTCCTCGGCGGGGAGTGCCGTGGCAGCCCACTCGAGGACCTTGGTGAAGGAGTCGCGTCCGCCGACCTTCTCGTAGACGGTCTCAGCCTGCTTCTCGGCAACCGCCCGCTGGCCCTCGATGTAGGCATCGACCACGGCCTTGCCGAAGCCCATGTCCTGAAGGGCCTTGTAGGACGCCTCCGAGAGCTGGCCGTCCTTGCGGTACTCCTGGACGTAGTTGTCGAGGGCCTCTGGGCCGACGACCTTGGAGGCATCCTCCTTGGCCTTGGACGCCTGCTCCTCGGAAGGCTTCTCGCCGCCGAGCTTCTTCTGGAGCTCGAGGTACGCCTTCTCGAGTTCCTTGGCATCCTTGAACTTGCCGGCAAGCGGGGCGGGAGACTCCGGGGCATCCTGTTCCTTGGGAGGAGAGGTTGCGTTTCCGAAGTCCCCCGCGGGCTCGTTGGCCGAAGCCGCTTGCTTCTCTGCCGCCTCTGCGCGGGCGAGATACGCCGCGTCATTGGGGCCGACTGATTGATCCGTTGCGAACGAAGGCGTCGATTCAGGCATTCACCATTGCTCCTTGTCCCTGTTGGTCCATTCCCTGTGACATCAGCTTGGCACCGCCCTGAACGACGGACGGCCCGAGCTTCTCCATCATTGCCATCTGCTGCATCTGCTGCTGCTCCGCCTGGAGCTGCTCCTGGCTCTTCACCAGCCCGTTGAGGTCCAGCCCGAGGCTCGACGCACGGCGAGTGAGGTAGCCCTGCACGTCGAGGTACTGGGCGATGGCCTGCGGGCCGAGGCTGTCCCGGATGCCGGCGAGGAAGAAGTCGAGCTTCTGGAGGTCCTGCCCACGACCGAGGGCGTCGAGGCCCGTCACGATGATCGGACGCACGATCCCCTTGGGGAGCTTGCGGAGCTTCTTCCGCTTGAGCATCGAGGTCAGCACCAGGTTCACCAGCGGGAGGCTCAGCTCCTCGCTCAGGGTGGCGAAGACTCCCCCGAGGCTGGCCTCGAGTTCCGAGATCATCGCCCGGATCTCCGTGGCAGTCACCCGCTCACCCGGGCGCTGGACCGAGGTGTTCAGGAGGAACGCGAAGCCGATGCGCTCCTTGATCCCGTTCATGGTCTCGAGGGCAACCCGGAAGTCCTGGTACTTCTCGACCTGGAGCACCGAGACGTCCTCGGCAACGCCGTCGCGGATGGCACCGTTGGGGGCATCCTGGAGGGTCCGTGCCGAGGTCAGCCCGTTGGGGTTCACCAGGAACAGCATCCGGCTGGCCGCGAGGCTTGCCTCGACGATGCTGCGGGTGAGGCTCTCGAGGCTCATCAGGTCACCGAGGTACTCCTCGACCAGGCCGCGCCCGTAGTCCTCGCCGCTCACCCGGTTCCAGCGGAGGATGATGTAGGGGAGGTCCTCCTCCTTGTAGGAGGTGCGGGAGCCTTCCACTTCCTTGCCGCAGACCTCCTGCCATGAGTCGAAGCCGCCCGACTCGCCGCGCTGGACGACCGTGAAGACGTCCACTTCCCGCTCCCCGTCCCCATGCTCCATGTAGACGGCATCCTTGAGGTCCTGCGGGAGGGCGTCGGTGGAGACGCATTCCTTGGTCACCAGGGTCAGGAGGTTGTCCGAGGAGTCCCGCTCGACCACGAAGGACTCGAGGCCACGGAACTTCCACTTCCCCTTGGGGGTCAGCTCCAGCAGCCCGTTCCCCGAGATCAGGAGGTGGCGCATGGCCTCGTACAGCACCGGGCGCAGCCGCATCCCCTCGATCTCGTCCATCATCTCCTTCTCCATCTCGGAGAAGGCGTAGTCGAGCTCGTTGAGGAGCTGGGTCGCCTGGGCCTGCCGAACCGTCTCCCGGTTGAGGGTGAACCGGAAGAACGGGGTGTTGGGAGGCAGCAGCGACAGCAGCAGCTTGGCCGCGAGGTTGTTCACCCCACGGGCCCCGAGGCTGTTGTAGGGGGTCGGGAGGGCCGTCACCGGACCAGCCCCGTCCGGGGGGTAGGTGAACGGAAGCGTCAGTTCCGCGCAGCGTCGGGCACGGTCAACGTAGGACGTCCGCCCGCCGTCGAGGCGGTTCCAGAGCTGCTTGGCTGGATACATTCAGGATCCGGACCCGGGGATCTGGGCACCCGACTGCATCGAGCCCATCGGGATGGTCAGGAGGTTCAGGCCGTACTGACCGGAACGCCGCTTCTGGCGGGCCGAGAGGGGAGCCGAAGCCGCTTCGGCCATCTTCACGGGAGCCGGCGGGGGAGGTGCCGGGGGCGGCGGGGCCGGGATGCTAGGGCTGCACACGATTGGGTTTCTCCTGCTGTTCTTTGACGATTCGTTCGAGGTACTGGACGACGCTCCAGGCCCCGAGGCGGTGCCAGATGTGACGATCCCCGTCCTCAAGTCGAGGAACGGGGACCGGGAATCGCCGCTTCAGGGCTCCCACCAGGGCTGGCGGGATCAACGGGATGTCGTCGTCAGGCTGCATTGCTGTCCATAGGTGCCTGTTTGACCTCCCCGAGGTCGTCCAAGGACCGCGGCAGAGACCCCTCCTTGATCCGGTCGAGTGTCCAGAGGTAGGCCGCGAGGTTCCACCGGCAGGCGAGGAGATGAGGCTCGTCCCGGTGGCCCATCATGTACTTGGCAAGGTGGCGGCAGGCCGAATCGAGGTAGCGGGACAGGGGTTGCCCCTTCTCCCAATTCCGGTCTCCGTACCGCTTTGATCCCAGTTCGATGTACCTGGCGTCAGCCCAAACGACCTCCCAAGGGAGAAGGTCGAAACGACCCTTCCCTTCCCGGCTGTCCCGGACGCTTCCGGTGTCCCAGGTCTGCCGGGCATCGCTTCCACGGATCGTCATGTCGTCAAGCTTGTGCTCTGTCATTGAAGCCCTAGCTCCTCGTCAAGTCGTGCGAGTCGTTCCATCGCCGCTTCGCTCCTGGCCTTGTCCCGTTCCTTCATGGGTTCGTTGCGTTCGTTCATCAACCGTGTGCAGTCCTCCCACAGCCGCTCCACCTGACGCAGCGCGTCGTCCCGTTCCTCCCTGACCTTGTCTATGGCAGCCAGTAGGTTGTCGATGAGGATCAGGGAGTCGAGCGGGTAGTAGGTGAGGATGTCCCTCTTGGCCCGATCACCCTTCCACCACTCGACCTCCTTTCGGTAGTCCACGTCACCCTTGGGTGTCCTCGGGGGCTCGTAGACGAACTCGTACCTCGGCTCCTGTGCATCCGCCTCGAGGTCGATCTCGGCCTGCTCCCTCGCCTTCTCGTCCTCCCACTCCTCTCGGCGGGGAAGGCAGAACCGGCAGAGGGACTCCTTGGGATCGGTGAAGACGTGGCAGCTGCACTCGTACCCCAAGGAGTCCCGGCGTTCGGAGTTCATGCGAGATCCGACTCCCCGACCATCTCGGTCTTCGGGACCACCCGGGAGAACAGCTCGGTCATCCGCTCGAGCATCTCGAAGGGAACCTCGACGTGCAGGAACGGGTCGAGTTCCTTGGAGTTGTCCAGGTCGAACGCATGGAAGTACATGGAGACCGTGGGATCCCCGATGTTGGCCTCGGCCTTCATCCGGACGCTGAAGCGCGGGCTGGGGTGCCCATCGTCACCGAGGTACTGCCCCGGGATGGTGATGAAGGAGACCGACGAGCTGGGGTTGAACGTCACCCATGAGTCGCAGAGGAGGTCGCTGTTCACTTGGATCCCTTCTTCCTGTTGCGGCGAGGGGCCTTGATCTCAGGCCGCTTGCTGTCCTTGGAGTAGCCCACCCGTTCCGGCTTGCTTCGCTTCGACATTGCTTCCCTTCCTGTTGGGGGTCCACAGCTTGACCCGGCCTGACTTCCTGACGTAGTCACCCTTGCGAAGGATGTACGCCATCCTCGCCTGCACCAAGGCCACGGACTCGTTGAGGCCGGCCTTGACGTAGGCATCCACGACGGCGGACCATCCACCGTCAACGATCTTCTCCGCACGGGCAGGACCGATCCCGGGACACCCCGGGTATCCGTCCACGCGGTCACCCGTGAGCGTCTGGATGAGGTGGTTCCTGTCGGCCTCCTCGCGGCTGACCTCGAGGACCCCTGCGTCCGGGTTGTTGGGGTTGAACCACTTCCCCGGGATCGTCTTCATGTCTTTGTCCCCGGAGACGATCACCACGTTCTTCGTGGGGTCAGAGGCCATGATCCCCATGACGTCGTCGGCCTCGAGGTTGGGCCAGGTGGCGCAGGGCCAGCACTCACGGATGTACTCGCGCAGGGCCGCGAAGCACACGGGCTTGCGGACGTCCTTGCGGTTGGCCTTGTACTCGGGGTAGATGGACTTCCTGAAGTTGTCCCGGTGGCTAAAGCAGACGGTGTACGAGGTGCCGTTGAGGCGCTCGACGAACTCCACGATGTCGATGTCAACCCGGCTCTTGGCCTCGGCAAGGTCGGAGTGCAGCG